ATATCGTTACGGCAAAGACCATGCGTGTTCTCGCCTCGATAGCAAGTTGCAATTCCCACCAGACAACATCCCCAAGCGTGGTGAATTCACACAACCAACTCCTGCCATGCCTGACGATGTAAAAGTTCGTGACGATTCTATTGCATCATATCGTAATTACTATATACAGAACAAAGCACATCTTGCAAAATGGAAAAAGCGTGATGTACCTCAATGGTTTTTAGTTGAATTGGAGCCTGCATGATGTATCCTGATGAGGAAGATATGTTAAGATTGGATAGAATGATTAAGGAAGAAGAACGCAAAGCGTTATTATACAAACTTCTTTTTAGTATAATGTTTTTATCAATTTCATTTGCTATATACTACATCTATTTCAATAACCTTTCTTTGAGTTGCACTATTAAATGATTTATACATTCAGAAACAAAGACACAGGCGAGATATTCGATGTTACAATGCGAATGTCAGAACTTGATGACTACAAAGAAAAAAATCCCCACCTAGAAAGACATTTTTCTGCCGATTCCATTCCTGGTTTTGGTGATGGTTCTCGCATGTCAGTTCCAGGTATTGCACAACCCCATGCCGCATTTGAGCGTGGTGTGATTCAGCGTATTAAAGAAACTGTACCAGGAAATACGTTAGCAAAAAGCCATAAAACAAAAATGCCTAGGGAGTGGTAAGATGAAGAAAAACTTACAACAACTTGTCCCCGTATTATTAAAACAACAAAAAGGCGGTACTAATGGCAACCAGAAAGAAATCACCAGTAGAAGAAGCAAACAAACAGCATTTCTCCTTAAAGCAAATAAAACCACTAACCAAGAATCAGGAAAAAACGTTTGAACACTACGAAGATGGCAAACATTTAGTACTTTCGGGTTCAGCAGGTTCAGGCAAGTCATTTCTTGCCTTATATTTGGCTCTTAAAGATACCATTATATCTGGTTCATATTACAAAAAAATCATTATTATTCGTTCAGCAGTCCCATCAAGAGATGTAGGATTTGTACCAGGAACGTTAGAAGAAAAATCCAAAATCTATCAAGAACCATACATGCACATTGTCAATGAACTTGTGCAACGTGGTGATGCATGGCACTTTCTACTAAATAAAGAGATTATTGAGTTTCAAACCACTAGTTTTCTGCGTGGATTAACTTTTAGAGATTGTATTATCATTTTTGATGAATTCCAATCGGCTACATTCCATGAAATTGATTCAGTATTGACTAGAATTGGTGACAATTGTAGATTTGTTTTGTGTGGAGATTATGCACAGAACGATTTAAATTTGAAAAAAGAGAAGTCCGGTTTTCAAGATGCAGTCAAAATATTATCTAAATTGGAAGATGTAGAACAGGTCAATTTCACAATTGATGATGTTGTCCGTTCCGGTTTTGTTCGTCATTACCTTGCAGAAAAGGAAAAACTCGGTCTATAAATAAAAAATAAGAATAAATGGGGACAGAATAATGACAGTACAAGTACAAGGCGCAGACATCGTTTTTAGTGATGGTAGTACGATGACTACTTGGCCGGCGGCAAATTCGGCTATCGATGCGATAAGTGGTCAAGCAAGAGTACCTGGTGAATACTTAGCAACAAATTATAGTACTTACTATTGGGCACCTGCACCGATGTCCAGACCTACTGCATTTTTAACTTATTATAATGATATTGCAAATGAAAGCAGTTATACCCATGATTGGAGAGCACCACATACAGGCGGTACATATGTTGAGCAACCAATTGGTGCCGGTGCAAACTTCACAGATACACCAACACAAGTAACTTTCGATAAGGTAGGTTATCCTTCTTACACATATACAGGCTATGATATACCTAATAGTCCAAGTAATCCTTTACCTTATAATCCAACTTCAGCCGACCAACAAGCGTTTAGTGCATATCACACCTTCTATTATAGACCAGATAACTACGATTTTAATCCACCTATAGGTAGTGCTTACCCACTATCAACTTATAATACTGTCAATACTAGTGCCGGAGGATGGTCACAACGTGAACAAATTTGGCGCTCTGAAACAGTTGGTACAGGCAATCGTAACATGATATTGCAAAATGAATGTTACTTGGGTTCTTATGCAACTGTAAACAGTTTTTGGTACTACGAACCTTATACAACAGTAGTTGTCAATTCACAAGGTACTTTACTTAATACGGCATCTACTGGTGCAGTATCAGTTCCAATTTTGAACGGCGATATTATTCAATTAAGAATTAATGGAAGACGCGGATTCTTAGAATACTCATCAAACGGTGGTAATTATAGTGGTGTTATTTCTTGCTCAAATTATAATGCTACTAGTTGCACAGTTAATATTAGTACAGCATCAGGAACAGATGCAGTTTTGTATATAAACTATTCAACTGTGGGTGAAGATGCCGACCATACATTTGTAAAAGTTTTAAAACAAGCGTATGCAAATACTGCAAACGTTGGTAACTATTATTCATGGACATCTCGTGATATAATGACAAGAGATTGGAACTGTTATTGGATAGGTCAAGATATTTTTAATAATGTTGGGCTTATTGCAAGTGGTCCTACAACAACAGTAAGTGACATAAATTTTGATGCCAACTTAAAAAACAGAATCTATACAACTTCACCGATGATACTGCCTAACGGTACTAGACCATATTCCGTTTATTTTACTTTTACTATTGCAGATATTTTCAAACAATCGCAAACTGTTTTCTTTGCAAACAATGGTACCGCATCAGCAACAACATATACTGCTGGTTATGGCATTACCGTCAAGGTAAACGAAGGTTCAATTGATAATCGTGTTTCAATTTCATTAGGTCAGCCTGGTACGGCAGCCGGGGCAAACGTAATCTCAGCATTAAAAGTATGGGAATTATCATCAAATGGTGAAAGTGTCAACGTAATTTTTAGTTGGAATCCAGCAGACCCATTACTTTCTGGTAGACTGTTTGTTAATAATATTTTATGTTTCTCTACAACTGTTAATCCTTTGTCTGGTGGTACTGCTCCAGTAAATACATTCTTTAATTTTGGTGCATTAAGTAACGGTGCAACAAACGGATTCAATGGAACATTAACAACATTTAGTGTGATGCCTGAAGCATGGAGCCAAAACATGCCTCAAGGTGCAATTTCAATTGATTATCCATCAAATACATATGGTGCAACTAGAAACATTGGTGCTCTTTCTAACTATAATGCAGGTATTAGAGGACCATCACCAGCACAATTCTATTTGACTAACAATGCCGCTTTCCCAATGGGAACAGTATACACGAAGTCATATGATAATTATGGTAGTACAGTTACTGGTGCAATGTTACAAGATAACGTTCCTGGTCCATATACAGCAAACGTAGTCGCAACAGCAGGTTCATCAAGTTATACATTCGCATACAACAATGCAATTAGTTTTGCAAACAATGGTGGTTGTTTCTTAGTTACTGCAACTGGTACTGTGCTACCAACTGCAAACAATTTATATGCAGTAATTCAAGGTGGTACACAATCATCATTTATAATATACGACCAAGCAACATCAACAACAGGCACAGGAAATGCAGTACCTGCCGTTGTGAGTTCAACACAAGCATTACCTAATACATTCACATTTACAAGAGTTGCTGGTGGATTAAAAACTGGTGGTACTACTGGTGATTACATCACAATGCCTGGTCAAGGTATTTCAATTGCAACAAAAGGAACCAACTCTGCCGCTAACGCAACAAATCAACTTCCTCATTTGTCTGCTACTGGTGTAAGTGAACCAAACTCAGCATTCAAGCAGATTACATTTACTGTAAGTGCGGCTAATGCTACTGCATCACCACCATTTGGTGGAATTGGTAACACCGTAATACAAACACAAAATTCTACTGCAAACGATACTGCAATTAGAAACTTGATGAATGCAACTGCTCTAGGTAAATATTTTACTGTTTCACTTGCTGGTGTGATAGCAACACCCAATGGTGTAACTTCATTAGGTCAAACATACATCACTAGTATACAATGGGACTTCTATGGTACTGGTTTACATCAAGTGAACCTTAGTCAGACAGTCGGTGGTGGTGGTGCCTTGATTGGCACAACCACAGCAGGTCAAACAATCACATGTAACTTTATACCAGGAAACTTCTGTACATTCAATCCCTACGCAGGCGGCACCAACTATTATATGGATTGTACTGGTGGTTATGGGTATGCAGATATGTCATCGGGTATTGGTTATAGTTCAATGAAAAACAATGGTCAAGGCAATAGCATACCATTAATTGAAGCAAAATATGGACTAGGACAAGTAGCATCGTATAGACAAGCACCACCTAAAGGTGTTTATGATTCTGGTGTGTTTAAAGCCACAGCGGCAACATTTACTAAGAGTATGTACTTGGGTTATGGTGCAATTGGATACTTAATCAGTTATGGTCCATCTGGTGACTATAACAGAAGTATATTGTATCCAAACACATCAACTTTGACAACACAAGGTCAAATATTTTCTAATGGTATCAACGTGGCTGTTACAAGTGGTAACTACTATCGTATTGTTGTTGTACCAATTACAGCACCAGTTATTGCACAATAATTAATGGAGAAAAAATGAGAACATATGTTAATCATATAACAGGAACAACATACATGGGTGACAAATTGGCACCCGAAGATTATGATGTAAGCGAAAATCTACCACCTCTTGATGGTAAGGCATACAAATATGATCCAGAAAATAATACATGGTCAATTGATGATGATGTACAATGGCTATTGATTCGTAAAGAAAGAGATGATATAATCAACAATTATATGTGGAAAATCGAAAGACAAAGCCACCACATTGCATTAGGTAAAGCATCATCAGATTCGATAAATGAAATGTTAAATTATGTTCAAGCATTGAGAGATGTACCACAGACACAAACTGACCCACACAATATTGTGTGGCCAACACCACCAACAATTTAAAAAGATATTTTCGTTATGTTTAATTATTGCACACCAAAACTTTTACCTGATTTGAAATCTGAAACAGTAGATGGTAAAAGAGTTTATACACTTGAAGATGGTACACATTATCCATCTATCACTACAGTATTGAGTATACTGAGCAGAGATGCAATCAATGCATGGCGACAAAGAGTTGGTGAAGAAGAAGCGAATAGAGTATCAAGGAAAGCATCAGGTCGTGGTACCAATGTTCATACACTATGTGAACGATACTTGAACAATGAAAAACTTGGCGATGTGATGCCTGATGCAAAAGAGATGTTTATGGGTTTAATTCCATATTTGGACAAGATTGATAACATTCGTTACCAAGAACAAGCATTATGGTCAAGACAATTAGGTGTTGCTGGTAGAGTTGACTGTATCGGTGAGTATAATGGTAAACTATCTGTAATCGATTTTAAGACATCTAAGCGTGTCAAAAAAAGAAATGATATTATGAGTTACTTTATGCAAACAGCCGCCTATGCGTTGATGTATGAAGAACTGATAGGCGAACCAATAAATAATCTAGTCATTATCATGGCGGTAGAAGATTCTGAGCCATTGATATTCGAGGAAAAAACAGAAGACCATATCGATGGTTTGGTATCGGTAATCAAACAATATTACCATGAAAACAGATTGACATGGAACAAGAAATAGTGTAATATAAAAAGTAGAGGACATCAAATGAAATCGTTTAGACAATTCGTTGTAGAAGGCAACCCATTAGCACGTTTACACAAGCATATTGCTAGTGGTAGACATTTTGTTGTATTGTCTGCTCAACGTGGTTCAGACGAAGCATCTGCATCAGAGAACAAAAAACGCCATGCGGAGTTGAAGAAGAAGTTAACTGCACAAGGTTATGGACATAAAGAAGTTGAAGGACATTGGGAAGGTGGTAAAGAGAAATCAATCATTGTACATGCAAAGAAAGAAGGTGATGAAGCAGGTCATCAACTAGTACATGATATGAAACAACATGCACATCATTACAACCAAGATTCAATTTTTCATCATGATGGTAAGGAAGGTAAATTACATGGAACGAATGCGACAGGATATCCTGGTAAAGGTAAGACTGAGCCAGTAGGCAAAGTACATTACAATCAACCAAAAGAACCATTCCAAACAGAGTTAAAGCCTAAAGGCGATAAACTAAAAGCAGGAAGAACTTCAAAAGGTTCTGCAAGATTTACGACAAAGTGAGTGAGGTGAATATTATGGAAATTACATTAGATGAATACGAAAAGCAGTTACAAGCATACTTAAAAGAACAAGGCGAGAATCAAGGTAGTGGTTTCTTTGGTGCTTGGGGTTGGTATGCTACTAAGAAAAATGAGTTTGATAAAGAGTTAGAAGAAAAAGGAGTTACTGTAACAGGTAAGTCCTAAAAGAATGGTTGTATGAAGCAACTAGAAATGAGTTCTGGACGGGGGTGCGAATCCCCCCACCTCCACCAAAAGTATTCTAAACTGGACGCAGGATCGGAGAAGGTTGAAAGTGGATTGATCCCCACAAGTATGCTGGAGATTAAGAATGCTTTTGATGGGGGTGCATAGTTTCGACAGGG